CCGTCACGCTTGGCTCCTTCACGATTTATCTGTGCCAGTAGGATGACAGCGACATTCAAATCAATAGCCATCTGCTTGATCCTGTGGGATATATTAGCAATACCCTCAGCCTTGGATACCTTGCCTGATGCGAATGGAACCAGTTGAAGGTAATCAATGACTATTAACTTTACACCACGTTTGCGTACAAAGTACCTGCATTGGCTGACTAGGTCATCAGCACCCTTGACTGAGTGACAGGTATAAAGCGGTAAGTCCTTGGCTTGCTCAGAGCATTCACGGAATCGCTTCTCTTGTTCCTCGGATACTGTGCGTTCCTCGATGGACCGAAGGTTGACTCCTGACATTGACTGGATCATCCGCTTCATCAACTGCTTCCGTGGCATCTCGAATGAGAAGTACGCTGTTGGAGTACTGTTCTCCTTCATTGCCTTAGTTGCTATATAAAGAGATAGGGCTGACTTACCGCAGGATGTGGGTGCAGCAAGTGTAAGTACTTCTCCCGCAGCAATACCACCTGACCCAAGCATTGAATCCAATCGACCGATGTTGGTATTGATAACATCCGGGACGAACTCACCTGAGTGCATCTTATCCACATCGGATATAATCTCATCAATTGAGTCAGCGATACCGCATTCATCAACGTCCTTGGAATCAATACCGAGTATACCTCCCTCCAGGGTGGAACGGATATCAGCGTACTCCTTGCCTTCGGACTCAGCGTCCTCAACAGCAATGCGGCACTCCTTGATTATCCCTCTTAGCTTCGCCTTCTCTGCGATTAGTTTTGCGTAGAAGACGGCTTGTAGTTCCGTTGTAGCCCCGTCCATAATCGCTAGGAGTCCAGACACCCCTCCGATCTCATCAAGCCCACCAGAGGGCTTCAGAGCCTCTTGNAGGCTAATNTCGTCCAAGGGNTTATCCTCGGATACTAGCTTTGTGATAGCCCCGAATAGGAGCCTACCACGGAGTGTATAGAAATCGTCCTGAGAGACGATGGATGCTACTGAGTCATAGACTGATGTATCGCCTGGGAGTAGGCAGGATGCTATGACCTTATCTTCTGCTTCTGAGTTATGTGGCGGTGTTTTGATTGTTTCCTCGTTCATTCTCAAGTATCTCTAACAACGATCTGAGAACCTGACCAAGGGATTGGTGCTGTATTCTGGTATCCTTCGGGAACCGATAATCATCGATTGAACTATGGATTGATAAGGATACTTCGACAGCTTCTTGGAGTTTCTTCATTACGTTATTATATTTGTTAGTTATTGGTTCAAAGGATACTTGACTCCCCCCGAACCCAAAGAGGGGAGCCAAGCATTTTAACACTAAGGATTAGTCCGAGCCTGATCGTTCAAGCATCCCTATGGCTATCAACGAGTAACCAATTAGGTCCCTGAAGATGTCCTTAGCTTTATCCCCCTCGGAGTCCACCGAGAGGGATCCATCAGCACAGAAAGCTCTAGCCCTCTGGAATTTATCCTGCATACGAATGCAGATGCCTGTGAGTGGTTCAACGCCGAACTCAGTTGACTTATCGAAGTTTGCGAAGGGGTTATCGCAAGTGTCGCCTCCGGTGTAGTCAGAGTTCTTGTTGGCGGTTAGGTCAAGGATGTACTGCACCTCGGAAGTGCGGAAGTCCTCCCACCAGGCTTTGTCGTACGGGGGCATTAGAACGGTGAGTCGTCAACGGCTGGCGCAGCGGATGGTTGGCGTGGGGCAGAACCACCAGCTCCATCAACAGGGTTCAGAGCTAAGGACAGGAAGTTCACGCCGCTCTTGGCAGTCTTCTTCCAACCCTTGAGGTAGTACTCCTTACCCTCCACATTAATCTTCCCGTTGTAATCAGGATGAGTTTCTTTTTCTTTGCGGTCATTGACGAAGAATGTACCGCTGTTTGTGTTATCGTATTCTGGCATAATAGTATCCTTTCTTTGGATGTTATTTGTTTTTATCGGTGAGAGTCAAATCATTAAGATCCTCGATGCACCCCTCGAAGCCCGGAACACAGCACTCGTCCTCCTGGACTGATACTGCAACGTACTTCGGCGCACCTTGGTACTCAAGGACAATGTCCAAGTACTCGGTGATGGCTTGGATCTTACGGCGAGTCAGGACATCGTACTCAGAGAGATTGCGGACCATAGTATCGAGATCCTTAATCTCGTTCTTGATGTCAATGATGCGTGATGCGAGCTTGTTGTTAAGCTCAAAGACAGTATCCTCAAGTCTCTTGATGTCCATCTCAAGACCTTCGAGGTCAGAGTTTTTGCGTGAAGATATCATAATTAGAATCCTGCGTTACTTGTTTTAGCCCGTCCCTTGCCGTGGTCATTAGTGGCATCAGGATCCTTGGTATCATCAATAGCGAATAGGCCATTGAGTGCGTACTTCCGAGCATAGGAACTAGCGGAGCCAGTAATCTGTGCATCGTCCATACCTTTCTTGGTTCCAGCTTCACGAGCGAATCCATTTGCGTGTATAATGCCATCGCTATCGTTGTCATACAGCATAGCCTCGGCTTTGACGTAGACCCTGCTATCTACTCCTAACTCCACGATGTCGTCAGAGATAACGAGTGAGCAACCCCACTCTTGGAGCAGAGGTTTAACAGCGGTAAGGATATCCTCACAGGAGCGGTACTTGTACCCTCCGAACTTATTGGTCTGCCCCTTGGGAGCTTTTAGGGATGACTGAATCCCTTGTAGTTTTTGTCGTATGTTATGACTCATATTTAGTTTTAGTTATGTTGCGGTTGAAAGTTAAGTGCCTCCGTGGGGAACCCGTATTGGATGGCGGCTTTATCATAAGCCCTTGCCGCCTCGTCCTCAGTTTCATACCTGCCAAGGTAAACGTTGGAGTATCGATTCGTAATCGTTGCAATCCATTTTTTATTCCCTTTATCCCACGCAACACCACGGTATTTTGATGTGGCATTTTCTTTTTTTCTCCTGAATGCCCGCAAATTTTCCACGTTAGTAACCCACCTGAGATTGGATGGTGCGTTGTTGGATCTATCTCCATCAATGTGATCGACACAGGGATTGCCTTCTGGATTATCAACAAAAAGATCAGCGATGATTCTATGGTGTGCGGAACGTTTGCCGTTGATGTGAAGGGAAGGGTACTCCGCTTCTTTTGATCTAGCGCAAAGTGCAACATTTCTAGGTCCAAGTAATTGCCCTCTTGAACTTTGATACTCAAGCGCAATGACTCTTCCGCAGTCCGATACAAGGTAACGTCTACCATCTGGGTCAGGCTGATATATTTTTATTTGTCTACTTGGTTTTCTCATATTTAGATTTAGTTAGTTTTCTGAATAGTTCTGCCCGTTTCTTGGCGTTACTGCAGGCTTTGATGCTTTCTTGATCCCCGCCTAAGTCCAACAATACTGCAATTTGCTGGGACTGAGTCAACCTATTTTGGAATCTCTTTGTAAGTTGAGTCAAGCCAACTGGGTGCAGCACATCCTCTTGATCCCGGTCAAGGTAATCAGCAACCCTCCTCAGGATAGCAGGGAAGTCCTTTGGTGATTGACTGCAACGCCGAGCCAGGAAGTTCTCGATCTTGCCGATAAGGGAGTTAGAGACACGGGAGATAACTCCTCGGACCATACCGGTATCGTGGTCGTGATCCACTACCCAGTCATCCGTCCTGCTTGGAATGATAGGACACTTCTTGGGCTTGTGCTTCTCCCTGTACTCAGCGAGTTTATTTTGAGGTAGATACATCTCCGTAAAATCCTAGATTGAACTTCTTTCTCCACTTAGTGTAACTGGATGGTGCGATGACTATTGCCTCGCAAGCATCTCGGTACGTCTTGCCTTCATCCCTGAGCTTGTCCACCTTCTGGATTAGCTCAATCTTTTCTTCATCCGATAACTTGGATGGTCGACCCCGGCGTTGCTTGGTCCGTACCCATTCCGAGTTCCCGTACTCAGCTTCCATCTTATCTATCTCATCGATCTCGTCCTTGATTCGCTTTGAAGCCCACTCAAGGAAGTTTGAGATCCTTCTGGTTTCGTACCCATCCTCCTGGTAGTACTGTGAATATCTTGTTATGTCTGACATATTATTTTTTCTCCTCCTTAGTTATTGATTTAAGTTTTGCGAGTCCTCCACGCTTTAGGCGGAAGAATCCCTGCTTGTCGGGTCTTGTCTTTGAAAGGAAAGCAATTGCTGCCTTCTCGTCCTTTGCGTACTTGATTGCCCGTGAGACGTATCCTTCCGGCATATCATCCCTAGTGTATTCTATGATGTACTCATTCATCGGTACAAGACAACGAATCCATTACCACCCATAATTGAAATAACGTTGTAGTCAATCCACTCGACTGCCTCCTCCTCCTCCATCTCTAGAAGAAAGACATCCAGCATCTTAAAATAGTCGTAGACTAAGTATCCTCGATGATCGGTTCCAATGACCGCATCATCTAGTCCATCAAACCGGATTGCCTCCGGGACGCATTGATCTAGGTAATCCTCAATCATTTTACTACTGGGTTCATTCGTTTATTCCAGAAAATCCTGGCGCACAACTTTGCATTGTCAATGCCCCAGTTAATCTCTTCGGGTTTCCAGACACGATGTATATGTTGCCTAGTCTCGGAGTCAATAACAACGGACCTGCACCCAGGAAGGTAGTCCAGTTGGTGTTCCTTCATTAGCATATAGGACTCAATAGCTAACTGCTCGCAGTCCTTTGCGTACGTCTTAGCCTTGCCCTTTGTATTGCTTCGGCACTTGTAATCAGCGAGGAATAACTTTCCTTCCTTATCGTGTCCGATGAAGTCAACGCTGCCCGCAATCTTGATCCGGTTATTGGCAACCAGCCTCTCACAGGATATCGGCTTCACTTCATTCTCCTGTATCCATTCAATGAATGGCATCGCCCAGGGATCAAATGCGGATCCAGCTGGGTACTGTCGGCCTTCACCCGAAAGTTCGCCATCGATGATATCCTCAATGATTTTATGCACCGATGTACCGAACTCAGAAGATGAGATGGATTCTCCATTTGCTGGATGCGGACGCACTCCGTACGTCAATCTCTCGATGTCCTGCCATTCGAGATCCGGGTACTCCCTTGCTAGGGACGTAATCATTTTCGGCTTCCATATGCTGTCAATGAAGGAATCCTTCACGATGCCCAGTACAGTAGTAACGGAAGGATAAATCCTACCTCCCTTCTTTCTGGCTTGGGGCGGTGTCAACACCTCCGCCTCGAAGGACGGAGATGAGACATCTTGGCAATTGTAAAAGTGAGCCATTATAGTTCTTGGTTATGGATTAACTCGGTTACCATCTCACGGAAGGCTCCCAGTAAGGCAGGAGTATCGCCAGTTTTGAACTTGCGCTGCACGACAGTTTCCAATCCATCTCGCTTGAAAAACGTGACAGTTGATTCACCATCACATAGGTCCGTAATGGTGAACATTGTATCTGCATCCCTCTTGATGACGAAGTCCAGGATCTCTGTATCCGTGGAAAGGACAAGCTCCTTCTCTGGCATATAAAACTGATCCCCTTCGACAAGGTCGGCGACATAGGTGTCAACAAAACGTCCGTTCGGTTGCAACCGGGATACAATGGTATCCTGTGAGAGCTTTTCAATTGAGCTTGGGTATTCGTGTAATTCTATCTGTTTCATATTATTAGAT